CAAGCTGCGCATCCCCTACAGCCCGGCCATCCGCGCCGACCTGCGCTCGGTGAGCAAGCAAACCAGCATCGGCGGCAACATCCGCTTCACCGCCGAGCGCACCGCCGACGGCCACGCCGACCACTTCTGGGCGCTGGCGCTTGCGGTGCAGGCGGCGGCGACGCCGGCATCGCCCATCGAGTTCCAGTCCACCGGCCAGCGCGCCTTTGCCGGCAGCGCCGCCGACCTCACCCGCACCGGCTTCGGCACCGTCGCCGGCATCAACGACTTCGGGGGCTTCCTGTGACCGACGAAACCGACACCACCGCCGCGCGCCCCGAGATCGGTCGCCAGATCGCCACCACCGCCGATGGCATCGACATCACCCGAGGCTACACCGGCCCGCTGCTGGTGCCCTTCGACAGCGTGCTGCGCAATCGCGGCAACTACGATTTGCAGATCTACGAGCAGGTGCTCAGCGACGATGAGGCGATGGCGACCTTCGCCCAGCGTCGGCTCGCGGTGACGCAGTGCGAATGGCTGGTCGAGGCCGGCGGCGACCGCCCGATCGACCGCCAGGCCGCCGACTGGCTCACCGCCCAGCTCAAGCGCATCAATTTCGACAACCTCACCACCAAGATGCTGTTCGGCGTGTTCTACGGCTACGCCGTCGCCGAGCTGATCTACAAGCCCGATGGCGGCTATATCGGCATCGACCAGATCCGCGTGCGCAACCGCCGCCGTTTCCGCTTCGACAAAGACATGGGCCTGCGCCTGCTGACCCAGGACAACATGGCCGAGGGCATACGGGCGCAGGCACCGTACTTCTGGAGCTTCAGTTGCGGTGCCGACCACGACGACGAACCCTACGGTCTGGGCCTGGCGCACTGGCTGTATTGGCCGGTGCTGTTCAAGCGCAACGGCATCAAGTTCTGGCTGATTTTTCTTGAGAAGTTCGGCATGCCCACCGCCGTGGGCAGCTACGACACCACCGCCAGCGACTCCGACAAGATGGCGCTGCTGAGTGCCACCCGCGCCATCCAGACCGACAGCGGCATCATCATGCCCAAGGACATGGCGCTGGAACTGAAGGAAGCCGCGCGCAGCGGCACGCCCGACTACAAAACCCTGTTCGATGCCATGAACGCGGCGATCCAGAAAGTCGTGCTCGGCCAGACCGCCAGCACCCAGGGCACTGCGGGCAAGCTGGGCAACGATAAACTGCAATCGGACGTACGCAACGACATCATCAAGGCCGACGCCGATCTGGTGTGCGAATCGTTCAACCTCGGCCCGGTGCGCTGGCTGATGCAATGGAACTTCCCCGCCGCCGCGCTGCCGCGCGTGTTCCGCGTCACCGAAGAACCCGAGGACATGGCCACCCGCGCCGACCGCGACCAGAAGGTCGCGCAGATGGGCTTCAAGCCGACCCTGGGCTACGTCACCCAGAACTACGGCGAGGGCTGGACCGAAGCGCAGCCCGGCCCCGCCGCGCCGCTGCCGGATGACACGCCGCCGGGGGCAGTGGCGGCCGGGGCGCAGTTTGCCGAAACCGGGCAGCAGGCACCCGATCCGCCCGCGCGCATGGCACCGCAACTGGCACGCGAGACCGCACCCATGCTGGAAGATTGGTACGCGCAGGCACGCGCCCTGCTCGACAAGGTCATTGCCGAGGGCGGCACCCTGGAGGATTTTCGCGACCGCCTGCTGGATCTGTTACCCGATCTTGATCTGGATCGGTTCGCCAGCGTGATGCAGACAGCCTTCGCCACCGCCCGACTGGCCGGCAGCTATGAGGCGCTCGGCGCGGATGCGGACGGGGATGCCTGATGGCTGGCGCGGCCTACGGCTCGCTGCAATTCCAGCAGCAGCTCGCATTCTTCCGTCGCAAGAAGAATGTGCTGACCGAGCGCTGGACGGATGTCTGGCAGGAGGCCCACGACCACGCCTTCATGGTGGCCGGTGCCAACCGCATCGACCTGTTGCTCGACTTGCGCGATGCGGTGGATCGGGCCATCGCCGGCGGCGCGACGCTGGAGGATTTCCGCAAGGACTTCGATGCCATCGTTGCCAAATACGGCTGGGTCTACAACGGCGGTCGCAACTGGCGGACTCGCGTGATCTTTGAGACCAACCTGCGCACCAGCTATGCGGCAGGCCGCTACGAGCAGTTGCAACGGCTCAAGAAGGTGCGCCCGTACTGGCGCTACCTGCACAGCGACAGCGTCCAGCATCCGCGACCGCTGCATCTGGCCTGGAACGGCCTGGTGCTGCATGCCGACGATCCGTGGTGGAACACCCATTACCCGCCGAACGGCTGGGGCTGCCAGTGCAGCGTCGAGGCCCTGGACGACGACGATCTGCGCACCCTGGGCAAGTCCGGCCCCGATGCCCCGCCGCCGGTGGCGATGCAGGAAGTCACCGTCGGCCAGCGCGGCCCCCATCCGATGACCGTGCAAACCCCGGCAGGCGTCGATCCGGGATTCGGCTATGCGCCCGGTCGCGATGCCTGGCTGCGGCGGCAGGCAGGGCAGGTCGAAGCGCGCGCGCAGCGGTTGCCGCCGGAACAGCGCGAGAAGGCGCTGGCGGCGCTGGAGGACATTCGGGCGATGCGTGAGGCATTGCCGGCGATCCAGAGCGCGCGACGCGCAGCCGCAGCCGAAGCGGCGACGGAAGCGGCGACGGCGCAGTCGGCACGCCATACCGATGATGAGGTCATGGCGATCATCCGCAACGCATTCGGCTCCCAGCGCGCCACCGAACTCCCCTTCGAGCCGGATCCCGATCTGCCCTTGTCGCGCGCCTATCAGTACGCGCTCCACGTCTACACCGACAAATACCACGAGCCGCTCAACCGGCAATTGCGCTTCAACGCGCTGTCGCCGCAGATGCGGCAATTCGTCGAGGTCATGGACGAAGCGGTGCAGGCGTTGCCAGTGCGTCCCGGCGAAGTCTTCCGGGCCATCCAGATCGACGACGCGCACCAGTTGGACGACCTGTTGGCGAAGTACAGAGCTGCCGGCATCGACGATGAACCGATCACGTTCCCGGCCTATACGAGCGCGTCACGCCTGCGCGTGCGATTCGCGGGAAACGTGGTGTTCCGGATCATCGGCAGCAACGGTCGGGACATCGCCCCCGTATCCTCGCATCCGGGCCAAAACGAAACGATCTTCCCTCGCGGTACGCGATTCGTGGTCGTGGGTTTGCCCGTCCTGCGTGGCGGTCGGTGGTACATTGATCTCCGGGAGATATCGCCATGACCGCCGACCTGCAAAAAATCATCGACTGGTACGTCACCCATACGCAAGGGCGTTTCGTGTTGACCCCGACGCAGGCAGCGAAGCTGCTGCGCGATTCCGGCATGGCCGATGCGGACGCTTACATCCGCGCCCGCGAGGCCGAACTGGATCGACTGGAACGATTGTCGCGCGCATCCGAACAGCCGCCGATCGACTCGCCCTTTGCCAGCATCTACAGCTTTTCCGGGGCAGCCCCCTGAACATGGCCGGCGCACGCATCACCATCGACCTCGATGCCGGCCCCGTCACCGCCGCGCTGCAACGCGCCCGCGACGTGCTTGGCGGTGATGGCCGCACGCTGTTGCTGGAAGACATCGGCGAGCATCTGCTCAACGCCACCAAACGCCGCGCCGCGCTCGGCGTCGATGCCGACGGCGACGCATGGGCCGCCCTCTCGCCGCGATACAAAAAGCGCAAGGACGCCAAGCGCCCCGGCAGGGGCTTGCTGTTCTGGGACAACCACATGTTGGGCGACCAGTTGAGTTTCCAGGTCGAAGACGATGCCGTTCTGGTGGGCACCGCCGCCAAATACGGTGCCACCCATCAGTTCGGTCGCGGCCCCATCGCAGCGCGCCCGTGGCTCGGCGTATCCGAAGACGACGAGGCGCAGGTAGTGCGCCTCGTCGAAAAGCGCCTGTCGCGGGCCATCGACGGCGATTGAACCTCCGGGCGAGCCAGCGCGCCCACAAGCGCCCCCAGGCGGCAGACTGCGGCATCCGTACCACCCCGGCCCTGCAATCGCGTCTGACGCGCGTCAGACGCGGTTTTTGAGGCGGTTCCGGCGCTCCGTCTGCCCGTGCCGCCGTTTCATCGCCTAATCCGGCCCGAAAAACCATTTTGCCGACGCCGGCAAAATGGTCGCGGCGCATCTGCTTCACCCGCCCTCGCGCGCGCGAGGTGATCTTTTGAACCAGGACAAATGACGCCGGTCGCATCGCTCGCCACGATGCGATCCATGACGACGAAACGCCCCGCAGGTCTTGCCATCTTCCGCGCCGGTCAGCACGTGGCCCGCGACGGCCAGTCGTACACCTTCAGCGAAGCCGACCTGCAGGCCATCGTCGAAGGCTATGACCCGAAGCTGTCCGAGGCACCGCTCGTCGTCGGCCATCCGAGGGTGGACGCGCCGGCCTACGGCTGGGCGAAGTCGCTGCGCACCGAGGGTGGCGTGCTCTACGCCGAACCGCATCAGGTCGAGCCGCAGTTTGCCCAGCTCGTCAACGAAGGTCGTCTGAAGAAGATCAGCGCCTCGATCTATCTGCCCGACACGCCCGGCAACCCGACGCCGGGCAAGCACTACCTGCGCCACATCGGCTTTCTCGGCGCACAGGCGCCAGCGGTAAAGGGATTGCCCTCGGCGCAATTCGGCGACGACGGCAGCGCCCCCGAGTTCGCCGCCGCCGATGGCGATCTCACCGACGCCTTCAGCGAGACGACCCAAACCCCCACGGAGACCACGATGGACAAGAACGAACCCGCCGCTGTCGATTTCGCCGAGCGCGAAAAGCAGATCGGTCAGCGCAGCGCCGAACTGGACGAACGCGAGAAACGCCTCGCCGAGCGAGAGGTGCAGGCGCGCCGCCAGGATGCGGCCGACTTCGCCGAAGCCCTGGTGAAGGACGGCAAGCTGCTGCCGCGTCACAAGGCACCGATCGTCGAGCTGCTGATGACGCTGCCGACCGACGCCAGCCTGGAGTTCAGCGAGGTCGAAGGGCAGGCACCGGTGAAAAAGGGTGCGGGCGCGGCGCTGCGCGAGTTCCTGTCCGGCCTGCCCAAACAGGTGGAATTCGGCGAAAAGTCGCGCGACACCGTTGCCGATGTCAGCGCCCGCCCCGCCGACTTCGCCGCACCCACCGGCGAACACGTCGATGCCAGCCGTCTGGCGATCCATAACAAAGCGATCGAACACCAGCGCCAGAACCCGAAGGTCGGCTACCTCGACGCCGTGCGCGCCGTCGGCGGCTGATCGCAAGCCACCGACCCCATCCCGCCCATCACAGGAATCGCCATGAGCCAGAACATTTCCCTGCTCCCCCTGCCGGTGCTCGCCACTGCCGCGATCACCAACCAGCGCTTCGTCACCGCCGGCGGTGCGACCGCCACCGCCGCCGGGCGCGCGCTGGGCGTGAGCCGCTCCGACGCCGCGAGCGGCGAGCGCTTCACCGCCGACGTGCTCGGCACCGCCACCGTCACTGCCAGCGGCGTAATTGCCGTGGACGGCCAGGTCGAAGTGGGTGCCAGCGGCAAGGCCGCCGCCCACAGCTCCGGCGTCGTCGTCGCCCGCGCGCTCGAAGCCGCTACCGCCGATGGCGACGTGATCGAAGTGCTGCTGATCCCGAACTGATCCATCCCGCCCATACGACGCGGCAGCGACGTTCGCTGCGACCCTCCATCCGCCATCAAAGGTAATCGCCATGCAGCAGCAGACTCTCGCCCAGGCCCGCGTCATCGACCCGATCCTGACCACCTTCGCCCAGGGCTATGTGCGCCCCGGCAACGTCGGCCAGCTTCTGTTCCCGCGCGCCAACGTCGCCACCTACGGCGGCCAGATCCTCACCTTCGGCAAAGAAGCCTTCCGCAAGTACAACACCAAGCGCGCCCCCGGCTCGGCCACCAAGCGCGTGCAGTTCGGCTATGCCGGCCAGAAGTACGCGATCGCCCCGTCCGCGCTGGAAGCGGTGGTGCCCTTCGAGCTGCAAACCGATGCCTCGCAGGTGCCCGGCATCGACCTGGCGTCCGACTCGGTGGGTCTGGTGATGGACATCCACGAGATCGAACTCGAATCCGAGTGCGCGGCGCTGGCGACCACTGCCGCCAATTACGACGCCAACCACAAGGTGACGCTCACCACCACCGATTGCTGGACTGCGGCGAGCACCAGCGATCCGACCTCCGACGTGTTCGCAGGCTCCGAAGCCATCCGCTCCTCGATCGGCATGCGGCCCAACGTGTGCGTCCTCTCGCCCGCCGCGTTCGCGGCATTGCAGTTCAACGAAAAGATCCTCGACCGCCTGAAATACACCAGTGCCGGCTCGGTCACCACCGACCTGCTGGCGCGACTGTGGAACATCGCGCAGGTGGCCGTCGCCGACGCCGTGCAAGCCAGTGGCCAGACCGACGCCCTGGGCGATCTGTGGGGTGATGACGTGGTGCTGGCCTATGTCGCCCCGCCCACCGGCAGCAACGCGCGCTCCAACGCGCGGCCCAGCTACGGCTACACCTACACCCTCAACGGCATGCCGCTGGTGCGCCAGCCCTATCAGGACCAGAACGCGCTGTCGTGGGTGTACGGCGTGAGCGCCGACCGCACGCCGGTGCTCAGCGGCATCACCGCCGGCTTCGTCATCAAGGGTGCCGGCACGCCGCAGTAAGGCGCACAGCACAACGGGTGGTGCCGAGCCGGAACGTCCCGGCGGCAACGCCTTCCGACGCAGACGTGGCAGCCGGAGAGACGGCAACGCATTCACCCACCGGGAACCTTCATGGCCAAGTCCAGAACCATCGCAAAGACGCCGTCGGGCACCGGCGAGCCACCCGCACCGAGCTTCATGTTCGAGGTGCTCGAACCGTTCAAGTTTCGCGGTGCGTTCGTCAAGCCGCCGGCGTGGATCGAACTCACTGCGGCTGAGGCAACGCCTTTGCAGGCGCTGCAACTGCTCGCCACCGAGCCCGGCATCGTGCCGGCCCAGACCGACAACGACACCGCCGCCTGATCCACGCCATGTACTGCACCCCCGTCCACCTCGCCGACGCCCGGCTCGCCCGCGAACTCGCGCAGGTCGCCACGCCCGAGCGCTATGTGATCGTCGCCGACGATCTCATGGACGCCACCCTGCGCGGTGCCGACCGCAGCGGCTTCGATCCGGGCGACGTGGTGATCGCCGACCAGGCGATGGCGGTGGTGAACGAGGCGCTCGTCAACGCCGACCGCGTGATCGACGGCTTTCTGGTGATGCGCAAGCCGACCGCCTACACGCTGCCGCTGGACCCGGTGCCGGACATCGTGACCGTGTGGGCGCGGCAGATCGCGCGCTACTACCTGCACAAAGATCGCGTCCGCACCGACGACAAGTCCGATCCCATCGTGCGCGACTACCGCGACGCGCTGGCCTTCCTCGGCCAGGTGCGCGACGGCAAGTTCAGCCTCGGCCTGAACGACCCGCTGCCACCGCCCAGCGGCGGCGCACCCGCCGTCTGCGCACCGCCGCGCGTGTTCGACGAATGCAGCCTGCGGGACTTCGGCACATGAGCGCCAGCACCCAGCCCTTCGACATCGGCATCGTGATCGCGCGCCTGCGCTCGCCCTTGCCGGGCACGCTGCGCAGCATCGGCGGCTCGGCGGACTATGCCTCCATCACGACACTGCGCGACTTCCCCGCGCCCTGCGCCTACGTGCTGCTGGCGCGCGAGAAAGTGGGCAAGTCGAGTTCGGGCATCAGCATCCCCGGCCAGCAGTCGCCGCGCTCGCAAATCCTCACCGTCACCTTCGGCGTGGTCATGGCCTTCCGCAACTATCGCCAGCTCGACGGCGACGATCTGCGCAACGAACTGCGCGACCAGATCGGCGCGGTGCGCGCGGTGCTGCTGGGCTGGACGCCGCCGGTGGCCTCGGGCAGCGCCTGCGAGCTGGTGCAGGGCGATCTGACCGACTACGACGCCGGCATCGCGCTGTGGACCGACACCTGGCGCACCCAGCACAGCATCGACAACGGGGTGAGCCCATGAAAGCCACGCTGCGCCAACCCCATACCCACGCCGGCATCGCCCACCCCGCCGGCGCGGTGATCGAGGTGGACGCGCCCACTCATGCGTGGTTGATCGAGCGCGGCGTGATCTCGCCGCGCGCGCGCTTCGATGCAGGCGTTCCCGAAATCCCCGTTCGTGCCTTTTCCGATTCCCGATTCCCGTCTCCCGATTCCCGGCTTTCCACCAAGGAGTAACCCATGAGCCTGTTCAGCTTCCAAGGCAAAATCTACATCGCCGAGCGCCAGTCCGACGGCAAGCCCGGCCCGCTGCGCTGGCCGTTCAACGTACCCAATCTCCAGCTCAAGCTGTCGAGCACGACCAAGGAACACAAGGAGTCCTACTCCGGCCAGCGCCTGACCGATGCCCGCCTGATCACCGAGGTCAAGTGCGAGGTCAGCATGGATCTGGAAGATTTCGACCCCGACAACCTGGCGATGGCGCTGTACGGCGCCAAGGCTTCGGTGACCGCCGGCACGGTCAGCGCCGAGACGCTGCCGACCGCGGCGGTGGACGACATCATCAAGCTCGACCACATCGGCATCAGCTCGCTGGTCATCAGCGACTCGGCCGGCACCCCGGCGACCCTGGTCGCGGGCACCGACTATGAGATCGAGTCGGCCCCCGGCGGGCTGGTGAAGATCCTCAACCTCGGCAGCTACGTGCAGCCGTTCAAGGCCGCCTACAGCTACGCCGCGGCCAGCAACGTGGCAATGTTCACCACCCAGCCGACCAACAAGTACATCGTCGGCGACCTGATCAACACCGTCGATGGCACGCGGACGCTGGTGCGGCTGTACCAGGTGCGCTTCGATCCGATGGCGCAGCTGGATGTGATCGGCGACGACTTCAACAAGATGACGCTGCAAGGGTCGTGCCTGGCGGACTCCGTCAACGGCGAGGATGCCACCCTGGGCTATTTCGGCCGCATCGAGGCGGCGGCGTGATGGCACGCAAGATCGCCAGTGACGATTCGCGGCCGTCTGCGGACGGCCGCGATGATCTGAACATCCTGCACCCGGAGCGGATCATCCGCGTCGCCGGGCGCGAGGTGACGGTGCGCGAGTACGGCTTCATGCAGGGCTTGCGGATCGCCGCCGCCGCCGCGCCGATCATCGCCGAACTGGCCGATGCCGCCGAGCGCTCGCTCGATGTCGAATTGGTGCTGGCCACGCTGGCCGCGCATCCGGCGGAACTGGTGGCGCTGATCGCCGCCGCCACCGACTTGACGCCGGCGCAGATCGAGGCGTTGCCCGACGACGAAGGCCAGTTGCTGCTGCTGACGTGGTGGGCGGTGAACGCGCCTTTTTTCGTCAGGCGGGTCGTGATGCGCGTAGCGCCGCGCCTCGCGGCCGCGCCATCCGCTGGGGCGACATCTTCGCCGTCCTCGTCGCCGTCGGCCACGACGCCGAGCGACTCATCTTCTATACCCGCAGGCAGTTGATGCTGTACCACGATCGCGCCATCGCCGCCCAACGCCGCGCCCGCGCCGAGCGGGTGTTGGCGGTGAACCTGGGATTCAACGGCGGCAAAGCGGCGAGCGATGTACTGAAAGCGCTGGAGGAATGACGCGAAAGCCGGGAATCGGGAATCGAGAATCGGGAATCGGGAAGCCGGTTCGCGAAAGCAGGCAATAGCAGCGCAAAAGGAACCATGACATGGCGGGTGTGAGCGGTGGCGATCTCGAACTGGCACTGCGCTTCAAGGCCGACATGCAGCAGGCGGTCGGCCAGCTCAAGCAGGTACAGGCGCAGATCGACGGCGTCGGCGCGTCGGCCAAGGACGCCGCCGCGAGCACCCAGCAACTGGCCGATTCCACCAGCGCGCAGGCCAGCAGCGCCGATGCCGCTGCGGCCAATGAAGCCAAGCTCAAGGTGCAGCTGGCTGAGCATGACGCCGCCAACCGCGCCATCATCGAATCGAACAAGCAATTGACGGCCAGCGAGCTGGCCAAGGCCGAAGCGGCGAAGGCCGCCCAGGCCAGCAATGCCGCCGCCGCGCTGGCCCTGCGCGACGCGCGCGCGGCCGAGGGCAAGGCTGCCGCGAAGGCATCCGCCGATGCGGCGGCCGCGCTGCAACTGTTCGCGAAAATCGACCCGGTCGGCGACAAGCTCGGCAAGATCGACGCGCTGGAAGCCGAACTGACCCGCCTGCACAAGGCCGGCGCGGTGGGTGCAGATGATTTTGCGGCGTTCGGGGCGCTCCTGGGCGCCAATCGTTCGAAGCTGCTGGCGGCCGGCGAGGGCGCCGAAAAAGCCGCGCACGGCATGGGCACGCTGGGCCTGCAATCGGCCTTCGCGCGGCGCGAGCTGTCGCGGATGGGCACCGACATCGCGATGGGCAACTTTGGCCGGCTGGAGCAAACTTCGCTCACGCTCGCCAACTCGATGGGCTTGCTGGGGCCGCTGTTTACGGCGACGGGCGCGGCGATTGCCGGCGTGACGCTGCTCGTCGGCGCCTACATCGCCGCCGTCGCCGCCGGGCAGGCACAGCAAAACGAACTCAACCGCGCGCTGATTTCCACCGGCGGCATTGCCGGCGTCACCACCGGCCAACTGGCGGCGATGCGCGACAACATCGGCGCGGCCACCGGCAAGTTCGCCGAGGCGCAGCAGGCGCTGATCACCCTGGCGCAGTCGGGCAAGGTCGGCGGCGACGCGCTCGAAGAGCTCGGCCGAAGCGCCGTCAATCTGGCCGAACTCACTGGCGAGTCCACCGCCAAGGTGGCATCGGAGCTGGCCAAGATCGGCGACGCGCCAGCCGCGACCATCGTCGCGCTCAACGACAAATATCACTTTCTGACGCTGGCGGTATACGAGCAGATTCGCGCGCTCGAAGATCAAGGCCGCACGCAGGACGCGGTAAAACTGGCCACCGACAGCCTGGCGTCCGCGACGGACGCGGCGGTCGAGCAGATGAATGCCAAGCTAGGCACGCTGACGCGCGCGTGGAACGCCGTCGGCGATGCCATCCACGGCGCCGCGCAGTGGTTCAAGGATTTCGGCCGCGACGATCCGGAATATTTGCTGCAAAACGCCCGTTCCCAGCTCAATGAGTTTGTGCAGAAGGGCTATGCGCGCTACGACGCGCGCAGTGGCGTGAACGCTTACGTCGCCACCGACGCCGGCAAGAGCCTGCCGATGATGAACGGCGGCATGGCGCTGCAAATCGCGCTCAATACCCAGAAAATGTATCAAGCGACGGTCGCGCAAGGCGAAGCCGTCGCCCAGACCAACGCCCTGTACGGGACACAGACCGCGCAGATTCTCCACGCCAACGAAGCGGCCGCCGCATTGACGAAGGAGTCGCAGAAGCGCCTGGCGCTGATGACGGCGACCACCAAGGTCCAGCAAACCCAGCTCGAAATCGACACCGGCAGCCTCAAGTACGCCACGCCGGAAGCGCAGCGTGCGGCGCTGGCCGCCGCCGCGGCAGAGGACGCCAAGCAAGCCCAGCTCGACGCCGCGCGCAAGTCCGGCGGCCGCGCGGGCCTGGGCATCGATCGCGCCCAGCTCGGTGCCGACGTGCAGGCTTACCAGCAGGCGTGGCAGGCCGCGACCGCCGCGTTCGCCAATGCTGAGCGCACGCTCGAGGGGCTGCGCAAGGCTGACCAGATCACGGATGCCGACTACTTCGCGGCCAAGAAGGCCGACCTCGAAAAACTGCGCGATGCGCAGATCGCGGCGCTGGAGGCCGAGAAAGCGGGGCTGACCGCGCACGCCAAGACCGCCACCGACCGCATCCGCATCGATCAGCAAGTGCAGGGCATCGACGCCAAGATTGCGCAGGCGCGCGAGGATGCGGACGCCAAGCTGGATCAGCTCGATGGCCAGCGGGCGCAGGCTGAAAAACAGCGCGCCGACGAATACAGCCAGATCCGGCAACAGTACCTGCAATCCATCGGCCAGGATGCCGGCGCGCAGATGCTGCGCATCGAGGACGAGTACCACAAGGCGATGCGGCAGATGCTGGCCGCCGCCAACGATGACGGTCAGGCCATCGTCAACGACCTTTTCGATGTGCGCAAGGCTCAGGCCAATCTCGGCGCGATGCAACAAGCCGCCGACCTCGCGTTCCAGTCGATCTCGCTGGTGTCGCAGCGCGTCGGTGCAGATCAATCGGCCGGCTTGCTCTCGCAGTTGCAGGCGCGCCAGCAGGTGATCGACGCGAATCTCAAATACGCCGACTCGTTGCGAACCGTCGCCGCCGCCGCGCAAGCGTTGGCGCAACAAACCGGCAACCCGGCCGACATCCTCCACGCCGCGCAGCTTGCCGAGCAAGTGCGCGAGCTGACGCTGACGACATCGGCGCTCGGCGAGGCGCTGCAAGGCACCTTCACGAACAGTTTCAGCCAGTTTCTCACCGATGTTTTCACCCGGGCGAAGTCGCTGGGCGACGCCTTCCGCAGCCTGTTCGCCTCGATCGCGCAGGGGCTGGCGAAGATCGCCGCCGACGATATCTCGCAGCGGTTGTTTTCGGGACTGCACAACCTGTTCCAGCCCGGTTCGTCGGGCCTTGGCGGCGCGGCTTCGGCGGCCGCGGGCGCGGCCCAGGCGACCACCGCCGCGACCACGATGGCGACCGGCATCACCACCGGTGGCGCCGCTGCGGCCACGTCGATGTCCACCGCGATCATCGCCGCCGGCGAGGCCGCCGCCGCCGCGAGTCGCGGATGTCGCGGAT